CTCTGGCTGCAACAGCCCTAGCTGCCGATTGAACAGTGTTTGCTCAATGTTTGATCTGAACGCCACTGGATCGCTCTGTAGGGCCGTCAAACCGGCAGTGTCAATGCTTGTAGGCATTGGCGTGGTCGTGCTGATCTGGCTCTGGAACGCAGGCAGGCCAGTAGTCGGGTCAATGTCCTGTGCCTGCTGCACGCCAGCTAATGTCGGTGCCGTTCTGAACGGGTTCTGGAAATCAGGATCATCAGCAAAGATTGGTGAGCCATCAGCGTTCTGGCCGATGACTTGTCGGCCTGTCACACGATTGAATGCCAGATTGCCCAGCCCCAGGCCGGTGCCTTCAGTCGCCGCACGCAACTGTGCCTGAAACGGTGTTTCTTGCGTGAATGCTGCCGCCTGCCCATCGTCCGGCACTGGCCCTTGCACAAACTGCCCCTGATCGCCCACAGAGCCAAACAGCAGATTGCCATACGGCGTAAACTGCGTGATGCGATTCGCATTGCTTTGAGCGTTGATCAGTTCGTTTGGATCAGGAACTGGTGGTGGTGAAGGCGCTGACTTGCCCATTACTTTGACCCTTTATCCATTTACATTCATCCCTCAACATTCCCCACAGAATGCCATCATCTGGCCCATGCAGATGCCGCAGCCTGCCCTCTTGCGTAAAGCCTAGCTGCCTGTTCATTTTCATTGCCTTGGCGTTGGCCTCGCTGCACTGCACTAGCAGCCGATGCGCCCCGACTTGTTTGAACGGATAGGCGAACAATGTATGCAGGACAGATCGGGACGCCCAGCGCCGGGAGGATGCAGCTATTGACGCCTCGATCTGCCCTTCCCTCAAGTCATGGTAAATAGCGGCGCAAATGATTTGATCGTGACGCTGCACGCCAATCGCCACGCTCGGCCCAAACTGGTCAATGCCGATGCGCTTTGCTGCCCATGATTTTAGATAGTCGTCTGCGCCAAAAATGATGCGGTTCAATTCCGGCTGTCCTTGATGGCCTCAAGCGCGTCATAGATGTTGGGCGGTGGCGGCTGATCGACTTGCCACTGGCACAAATATTCGCGTGGCAAAAATTCACGCGGCCCAAACACGAGTATTTCTTGGGTATTGTGAGCGCCTCTGAAGACGCAAGCTTTGGTGCCATCGTCCTCAATCTTCATGCACTTGACGAGGCGGCAGACCGTCATG